TTTCATACAGTTATTTATCATAGTCTGCTGCATTTATAAATTTTAGTTAAAAGAAAAGGGACCGAAGTCCCCTTTCTCTGTTCCAACATTTGATTTCTCAAATGAGAATGATTCTCATTGAAAAGTCAAATTTTGCACGGCTATTTCACCAACGTAATCCGCGGCATTCCCGAAACTGCTAGCGGTGTTAGTAAGCTCAATGTAGCCATATCTCGTCATGAACGAAACGACTGGCTCGAATGTCGACGGATCTAATACAACGCCGCTGCTCATTAATGGAATATATGGGCAGTAGAACGCGGCTGCGTCAGTCTCAGATGAACCCTTGTAACCAACCAATACAGGCTGGGTGTCAGGTGAATATGAGTTAACGAATACGCGCATTGCACCGTTTAAAGTACCAACAAACTTAGTGTTAGTTGGGGCTTCAAATGTGCCTTCTGTTGTACGAGCAAATGCCGAAGTTGTTGCAGACTGAAGAACAGTCAACGAAGCAGGTGAAACAACTGCCCAGTTGCCAGCACCACGACGAGTGCGCTGTGCAATCAAGTTAGCAACGCGATTGATAAGAACAGCAAGAGCAGCGTGTTCGTCACCAACGTATGTAGCAGTACCTGATACTGTAGCTTGGTTGAATGTATACTCAGTTGTTGCCAATGTTGACAAGCTGAGTAAGATTTCCTGATCGATTTCAGCAGTGATTTCTTGAGCAAGAGCAGCCATAATTTCTGCTTCTACATCGATACCGTGCTGTGACTGTGCATCCTGTGCAGCTTCAAAAGTCCAACGAGCTTGGAGCTTGCGTGACTTGGCTTCAACAGCCTGACGAAGGATCTGTACAGAAATCTGCTTACCACCGTTACCTTCTAGAGTTGCTGTATCAGCACCTGTGTAGAAGTTAGTCGATGTTGTGCCTGACTGTACACGCGAGTATGCCTGTGCAATCAAGAATGGGCTAAGGGCTTCTTGACCAGCTTGTACACTTGTTTGTGCTGCTGAGTTATCAGTCAATGACTGAGCATAGCGTACACGTAAAGTGTGAATCTGACCAACAGGTCCTGTCATTGGCTGAACGCCAACCAATTCATTTGCAATAACAGTTGGCATTACACGACGAATTACTGGAAGAATAACGCGATTTAATGTTGCGATATTACCAGCAGTTGTTGTGCCAGCTGACGATTCAGCGAGCAACTGCTTGCGGGTGTTTTCTAAGATTACACCCATTGTTGAACGACGATTTCCCTTCAAGCCTTCTAACAGGGCCTCTCTGGTCTCGTCCCAACGGCTTTCTAAGAGTACTTTTGACATTTTTAATTTCTCCTAATCTATGTCTAAATTAAAGCCCTGCCAGGCGTCTAATGTCGATTACGTTATCACGATCTTCAACATCTACTTCTGTCTTGGCAGTTTTGTTACCAGTAACTTCTCTTACACTTTCATTAATTGCAACTTTTTTAGTAGTTGATTTTTCTGAGCCTGTATTAAGTACTGCTGGTAAATACTTGTCGAATGCGGCCTGCAACTTAGTTGTCTGCACGCTTTCTAGCAAGGATTGCATTACTTGAGCCTTTTCTTTGTTTAAAGTTTTGAGCAAATCGCTCATAACTTGTCCACGCTGATTTGATTCTTTAATAATACGAACCTCACGATCCTTTGATTCTACTAACTTGGTAGCTTCCGCTGCCTTGCTTGTAGCTTCAGCTAATTGCTGATCTTTTTGTTCTAGTGCTGATAAAAGCTTGCGAGTTTCTGCATTCTTATCTAAGTAAGTTACAGAGTATTCACTTGCAAAAGCTTCAAACAGTCTACGACCAAAATTGTTTTCTTTAGCTGATTTGATATCTTCTTTGAGTTGTGAAATTTCACCCTTAAGATGAGATGTGACTGCTGTATTGATTCTCTTTGCGCTCTCACTAACAAATTTGTTCTTGAGTGCATTAAGTTGAATTTGGCCTTCAGCAACCAACTTAACTTTGGTCTCGACAACTGCTTTCTTGTCTTGCGAGAATTCTTTAATTTCTTTAGCAAGGGCATGAACAACAAATTGCTCAAGCTTCTTTTGATTCTCTAGTGCGATCTGACGATCTGCGCGTAATTCTTTAATTTCTTCGGCTAATTTTGTAACCATAAAATTATTGAACTTTGCTGCATTTTCTCTGAGTTTCATCTTTGCTTGTACGCGATCTTCGTTAAGAGCCTTCTTTTCTTCATGAAATTCTTCAATTTCACTACGAAGGCTTTCGGTTACCATCTTATCTAGGGCTTCTACCATCACAATTCTATCGTGTTCATAGCGTTGTGCAAACTCTTCGCGGAGTTCAGACCGCACTTGATCACGGGCTTCTGTCAACTTGGACTCCCAAACTTTGTTAAGTTCTTGTCCAACATCTTCGTTGATTAAGCCACTGTCGAGCAATGGTTTGATAGCATCTAGCATATCTAGTTCCTCTATTTAATTTTTAATTCCTTGATAAGACGAGTTACCTCATCCTTCAAGTATTTCTGTACCTTTCTGTCGCCGCTAACTTCCTTAGCAACTTCTAGTATTTTATGACCGTGCTTCATGTTCATGAGGCCTTCATAAATTGCTTTTGGGTATGCGTTTGGTGCGCTTGGCTGCGCGACAATATCAACAGTGATTATTTCAAAATCACTTACACGGCCATCCCTGTCGTCTACGTTACCGCTACCACGACTGGATACGCCAAGTTTAACACCACTCTCCAACATTGTTTTTACTAATTGACCCATTGGAGTTGGTAGAATTTTTAATTTTCCGAAACCGTTTGGCCCGTCCATCCACATATTAGTAATCATATGTGATACACGGTCCAAGTTAATCTTTAAATCATCTGGATGGTCTACTTCACCTAATACTGAATGACCTTCTGTGATTTGCTCGTTTAATGTTTTTACGGCATTTTCAATTTCAGTGACGGGGTAAACACGCTCGTTTGCGTTCTTTACCCCACCCTGAATGAAGATACCCTTCATATATAGGTTCTTCTGATCACCTTGAGTTACGCTTTCGACCTGCATTTCTGCACGGTCGAAAGATAACTGTTCCTTGAGATACAAAGCCATTTGTTCTCAGTTCCTTACTTAGCTACTGGGCTTCTTTTGCCAGTTGCTCCATCTTTGGTGACAGGCTTAGGAGTTGAATCTCCCTTTTCTGTGAAGTTATTCTTGCCTGGAGTGTTCTTGAACTTGCCTGCTCCTGGTAGATCGCCTTCACCCTTTGCACCGTAGTTGCTTGGACTCTTAGGACCAGTTGGTACTGCTTCAGCATCACCAGAGAATTTTACTGGCTTACTTGCCATACCGCGCTGTCCTGAATTAGCAGCATATGTGCTTTTGCTCTGTGAGCCATTGTCACCGTGCTTTGGGGCTGGTACGCGAGGTAGATTGATATTTTCCATTACAGATTCTTCTTCTTCCTCTTCTTCATCGTCCATGTCCTCTTCATCGTCCATGTCCTCTTCATCATCTTCTTCGTCATGGTCTTTTTCCATGTCGTGAGTCATATCATGACCGGCTTCTTCAGCTTCGTCATCAAACTCTGCATCTTCTTCATCATGTTCTTTGTGTTCGTCGCCCATGATTTCTTCAAATTCTGCCATAAGCTCGTCTAATTTATCTTCAATACGAACTACGCGATCTTCGATTTCTTCGTGTTCAGACGCTTCATCATGACCCAAATCTGCATCTTCGGTCATGCCTGATTCTTCAGCATTAATTTCATCAAGTAGATCACCTACTTGTCCGCCCATGCCTTCGTCCATGTCATCTTCCATCATATCTTCGTCCATATCTTCTTCCATGCCCATCATTTCTTCGTCCATGATGTTTTCATAGATTTGGCGTGACTTTTCTACAACGATTTCGTGAAATAATTCGCTTGCTCTTTCTTCATTTTCATTAATGATTAAATCAATAAGTTGCTCAAATTTTTTATTGTCCATTGTTGTTCTCCTGATTGAAATGGCTTTGTGTATCATTACTTATGCGTATATTAAAAAAACCGTCTAATAACGATGTATTTTTTGCGTTTTTGAGCAAGATATAAAGAAAAAGGGGCATTTGCCCCTTTTTATACCAGCATCATTATTCAGCAATGTTATTTGCTGATCTTACTCTTAATCCAAGCGCCAATCTTAGGTACTAAAACTACTAATACTGCGCCAGCTACGGCTCCTGTTAAAAAGTCAACTGTTAGTCCAAACATGTAGATTCTCCTTGTTATAACACTACGGATTGCCGGAGTGCTAATAATATTTACTAGGACTAAGCCTTTATAAAGTACATAGTGAATTATTTTGAGATTGTTAGATTAAACAGTGGGACCAGCAGCAGCTTTAGCACCGTATTGATCACGAACTTTAGTTAGATAGGTTTTCTTCTCATAATTCCTAACATCTAACATGCGTCTTAGTTTGCGAATTTGTCTTAACGTAAGTTTAGTTTTTCTAGATGTACGCCATACAGGTTTACTGTTGTCAGAATTGACATCTTGAAATCCAGCTACTGGTGGGTCAAACATTTCTATAAGGTTCATATAATTATTTATCTGTTATCCAACTGATCCGGGCGTAGCTATACCACTAGCCGCCGCTGCACCTTGTGCACCTGCTGCTGCCCCTGCCATATTAGGTGGTGCAGTGCTTACAGGGCCTACAATGCTTTCTGGACTTGCTCCTTCTTCAGACGGGGCTTCCATTTGGTCTGCTGTGTCTTGATCTGCTTGCATATCCCCAATCGAAACTCCAATACTTCTAAGATCGCTGCCTTTGGGTCTATCAAGCTCATCTTTTTGATTCTCTTCACGCCACAATTTTTCATTCTTAGCGATTTCTTCTTCGCTTAAACCCAAGAATCTTTCCATTGCAAAACGCTTAGAAATATAGGGGAATTGATCCATTGTTTGGTATACACTAACTCTATCTTTGTCTAATTCACTTTGTCTATACGATGCAAAGTTTTGTGGTGGATTAAATGTAAGTTGAAATAACCCAGAATCAATATTAAAGCCTCTCCAACGTAAGAATAATTTAAACTCTTCATCTAATTTAAGAGACATGTAATTCTGCAACCGCTCACAGTATTGATTAAATCTAAACTCTTGTATCATTGCGGTGCCAACTCTACCGTCATTCATTGGAGTACTATTGTCGTCTGGGCCAGTTGGCAAATATGAACTTGGAACCCGCAAACCTCTAGCCAATCTGTTGTTAAAGTACTTTAAGTCATCAATTTCACCAAGATTTTGACCGCCAGGCAATAATTCAACACTGCTACCCTTACCTTCTGAGGTAACAGGGAAGAAGTAATCTTCGTTCATTGAGTTTTTGACAAATATACCTGAATCAATTGCAAATGTATGATAATCGTGCCAGCGGTGTAATCCATCTATAGTAATAGTACCAGTATCACGATTATCTACCTTTTCAATCTTCACGATGCGATGATTAAAATTGCTGACTTCTTTTACAAAATGCTTCCAATTTGTATAACCAAATTTAGTTAGCAATCTATCCATTTTGCTATAACCAAATTTAGTAAAGTCAATCTTACATTGTGCGTTTTTATAGTCTAAAGGTGTAGCATTAGCTTCTCTTACCATATTAAGTAATGATTCATCGCTATCACAATGCTTCAATGCTTTGTTCTTGTTATGACCTTTTTCTTTGACTATCTCGGTAACTCGCTGAAGCATATTGAACGTTAGATTCAATGGTTGATTCTTTATCTTTACTCTATGATCACAATTTTTCTTAACCTGCATTAATGCATTTGGATTTTCGTTAAAATATGCCTTTCTTGCTTCTTGCATTTTGGTTTTATAACTAGCAGCGGTTACTGAATCATTCTTTCTCAGCCAAACTGCCTTCTGTTGCGCTGCTCTGATATTCCAAATACCGGCAAGACGTTCTTTTTCTGACATATTCTTCCAATTTTCTTTTAGAGTGGAAGATATCTTCGCAGTCATCTGATCCCGATAATCATCTGTCATCGTTTCCCAAAATTCTTTTTTTTGCGCTGCATGATAAAGAATATGATCTGCTTTATTCATATAGACTAGATTGCGAGGATCATTGTTAAATCTATCATAATCGTTGTGATGTATGACTGTGCGTGGATCAAGCGCATACTCGGTAAGATAATTAAATTCTTGATGCTTTCCTAGCTCTCTAAAGAATTCCCCAACCATTCTGTGTGTCCATACCCACTTTTTATCTTCGTGGTCCCATATTTGTTCATAATCATTGCCATTATTTGAAATCTTTTCTTTCTTAGTATTGAATGCGATTAGACTATCCTGTTCTGTAAGATGCTGCGCTTCAACAAAACCTTTTCCAAATACTGGTATTTTGTGGTCCGGTGTGCAAACTAATGTTTTACCATTATCAAATGTTAGTTTGATAACTTCAGTATTCTTTCTTGTAATGCCGGCCCAATTGATTATACCCGGAACTACTTTTCCCGTCTCAGGATTGCAGCTATAAGCCCAATTTTCTTTGCCAGATTCAAATTCAGCAATAATGTCTTTTAATGCTAAAGTTCTACCGTCTAATAAGGGAATCTTAGTTTCCAAATCTAAACATAATGGATTATAGCTAGCATC